ATATTTAATTGAAGCAAAAATAAACGGACAGGATAAAGATTCACTTTATACAATGTGTACTTCATTAATGATATTGGACGATGAGTTCGGAGGTAAAGCGTTTAAAGATGTTAAAGAGTATAAAGCCATTTCGGATATAAATCTTATCCACCAACGTAGACAATATATGAGGACATTTTCTAATTTTAAAAGACGTGCTATTCTTTGCGGTACAACAAACGAAATAGACATTCTAAAGGATGTTACGGGTAATCGTAGAATATTGCCTATAAATGTAGAATCTATTGATTATGATAAAGTATTATTAATAGATAAAACAAAACTGATTATGGAAGCTTATAATCTTCTTAAAAGTGGTTTTGATTGGATAATAAGAACTAATGAAGATATAGAGTATTTAAAAAATAATTCACAATCAAATGAAAATATTTATCCAATTGAAGAAATATTTTTTGAACATTTTAAATTTGAACCAGAGGGTAATTTTGTTTTTGAAAGAATAATGAATCAAGGAGAAATACTAGAATATCTAAATAGGGTATCTGTTATGAACCCAACAAAGTACGATTTGAAAGAAATTTTTGTAAAAAACAAAATAGTGTATCAATCTTATAGAGTATTCGGAAGTACAAAAAAAGGAGTTAAGTTATTTACTCATAATGGATTAGATGCTCCTATGCCTTTTTAAGTGTATCCTAGTGTAACCTTTTGTAACTTTTAAAAGGTTACACTTAATATATTGATATCTAATAAGTTATATTACTTGTATCCTTGTATCTTAAAAATTAATAAAAAAAGTATATAGAATAAGAAATATAATTTCATTGAAAATAAAAAAGTATAAATAATAAGATAAGTTATTTTAAAAAAAACAGGATACAAGACACAAAAACTATGAAAACAAAAACAGAAAATAAAATACAACAAGAAATTTATTTGTACTTCAAATTAAATTATTGTTTACCAAAACACGAAAATAGATGTATGATATTTTCAGTACCCAACGATTCAAGTAATGCAGTAGAACAACAAAGAAAAGTTAATACTGGTTTATTGGCTGGTGTAAGCGACTTAATTATGTTTATTGATACTGATGTTTATTTTATTGAAATTAAAACGTCTACGGGAAGACAAAGTGATAAACAAAAAGATTTTGAAAGTAGAGTGAATTTGTTAGGACATAAGTATTTTCTAGTAAGGTCTCTAGATGAGTTCAAAAAAATAGTTATATTTGCACACACAAAAAAATAAAATTTATGAAAATTACAGGAACATTAAAAATTAAAAAAGATACTCAAATAGTATCTGAATCATTTTCTAAACGTGAATTTGTATTAACAGTTGCAGACGATGCATTCTCAAATGACATTTTAATACAATTAGTAAAGGATAAATGTATTTTAATTGATGCATTTAATATTGGGGATATGTTAGAAGTTGAAATTAATTTAAACGGTAAATGTTGGGTAAATCCACAAGGTGAAGAAAAATATTTTAATTCACTAAACGCTTGGAAGATAAGCAAAATTTAAAAGTATTTTAATGGGGAAGGTCGATTCATTTGCGATTTTCCCCATTTGTTATTTAGAATCAATATAAATAACGCAAAAAGTATTGTCAATTGAAATAAGTTTGTTACATTTGTAACAGAAACAAAAAAGGAAAGATTATGACAGAATTAAATTTTTTAGACCAAGCGATTAATAAGTTAATCAAAATCAAAGAATCTTTACAAGAAAGAGAATCAGTTGATAGAATTGTTGAACTTGAATACAGAAATGTAGAATTAACTTGTGGAGTAGATTTTACACCGCAAACATTTGAAGATACTCAAAACGGTTTTAACGGTGACTTTATGATATGTTATGTATACGCTGGTAACGATAATACAAACATTGTAGACGTATTTGATTACCAATTATTAAGAGAGGCAATAAGTGAAAAATTAACAGAACTAAATTAAAGATTATGAGCGAGATTCAAAAATTACCAACATTACAAGAGTTATTCTCAGATGTTGAAACAACAAAAAGAGTAGATGCGTTCCAAACAATAATGAACGCACAACCTCCAGTAACATGGGTTAAAAAACACCCATTTATACAAAACTATCTTTATTTACCAATTGATAAAGTAGAGTACTTACTTCAAAAGATATTCAAGACTTTTAAGATTGAAGTAATTAAAACAGGGATGTTGATGAATGCGGTTGAAGTTACTGTAAGAGTTCATTATCAACATCCAGTTACTGGTGAAATGCTTTTTCATGATGGAGTAGGAGCGCAAGAACTACAAACAAAAAAGGATAGCGGTAACTTATCAATTGACATGAGTAATGTTAATAAAGGTGCTGTTATGATGGCTTTACCGATTGCAAAAACAATAGCAATAAAAGATGCTTGTGACCATTTCGGTGCAATATTCGGAGCAAACTTAAATAGAAAAGATTCAATTAATTATACTGGTGATTCAATTCTACAATCAATAGATATTAATAAAATTAAAGAGCAAAACTCATGATTGAAATAGACGTAAAACAAGGTAGTGAAGAGTGGTTAAAAATGCGACTAGGTAAGATTACTGGAACAAAATTAAAAGAGGTGTTTAAATCTGATAATTTACCGCTAATATACAAAATGATTGCAGAAATTGACAGCGAAGAAACAGAAGAAACATTCACAACTAAACAAATGCAAAGAGGAAAAGATTTAGAACCTATTGCACGTGAGATTTACCAACAAGTAAAAGATATTGAGATTGAAGAGATTGGATTTTGTTTGTCAGATTCTAATGATTACTTAGCTTATTCAACGGATGGATTTACAAAGGATAGAAAAGGCGGTATAGAAATTAAATGCCCGAATACAGAAACACACGTGAAGTATATTTCACAAAACCAAATACCAAACGAATATAAAAGTCAAGTTCATACAGCTTTTTTGGTTAATGAAAAATTGGAGTGGTTGGATTTTGTTTCTTTTGACCCTAGATTTAAAAGTAAACCAATGTTTATTAAAAGAGTAGAAAGGACAGAAATAGAGTTAATATTGCAACAAACAGAAATAGAGTTAAATAAATTTATAACCAAGTTTGAAAAATACTATAAAAAAGTTTTATCATGAGATACCAAGACGAGCAACAGATTAACGAATTGGAAAATATGTTTAAAAGGTTAATTGTTTGGTTAGCTGTATTATTCGGAACAATCATATTAATCACAGTATTAACAGTAAAAGGGTGTAGTAATACGATTGCACCCGTACACTTCAAAGAACAGTACACACCTACAAAATTAAATAAGTTATGATAACAAAAGAATGTTTAGTAGGTTGCACAAAGAAAGCACATCACAAGAATTGTAATGGAGCTTACCAACCTTTTCATTTAGATGCAACTAGATACGAAAGAATAGAGGATGAAATGTATGAACAATTGCAACCCGAATCACAAGACGAAAGAGCGATTGATATTGAAAAGGTAATAGCTGATTTTGATTTAAACACTATTGTAAAGCACAAAGAGTATTACGAAAAGTATTTCCTAGTCAACTTTGCTATCAAAGAGCTAGGAGTAACGATAAACAAAATGAGTGAATTGCTAAAAGTAAACAGTTCAAAAATTAAAGCGTATCTTAATTCACACAAAGCAGTTGAAGAGTGCCACTGGTATCATATTAAGACCAGTAAAATAGAGGGAGTATTAAAATCAATTAAAGGATAAAACATGGCACAAAATAGAATAGAACTAGATGAGGAACTTTTGTACAAGCTGAAACTTTACGCAATAGATAAGGGACTGCCAACACGTAACCAAGCTATTGTAAATCTAGCTATGAAGTTAGCGGTTGAAAGTATTGAACAATTAAAACTAAACAAATGAGATTTAACAGAGTAATAGAACAACCGAGAGCGTTAGTTATGAGAAACAAACATTTTCGTAAAGATGTTAGGGATTTTAACAAAGTATTGAGTAATTTAGAATGGTTTAAATTTAATGAGGAATGAAAGATTACCTACAACTAACAGATGAGCAAGTACTACAGATAGTAAAGGAGTGGAACAAAGAGCAACCGATAGTATTTAAGTGCGGTGAAATGACACTAGACGACTTTATAGAAATGGAAATAGATGTTATTAGATTGTGTAATTTATGAGCAAAGTAGAATTATTCCAAGTTATACACACAAAAATATTTTATAATTATCATTGTATTGACTATAAAAATGTTAACTTTGCAATTAGTAACTTATATTGCATGAATTAAACTAAACTATGTACACTATAACTATAACACTATTTGCGACCATTCTCTTATTAAGGGAGTGGTCTTTGTCGTATCGAATTAAGCAACTTTTTAATTTAGACCAATTTGAGAAAATTAAACTACTAGATTGTTTCCCATGCTTTTCGTTTTGGGCTTCGATTATAGTCGTATTATTCACACATGAAAATATTATTTATTCACTAGCTACTTTTGTAATAGCATCAATTTTAGACAAACTATGGAACTGAACAAACAAGGAAAAGAATCATTAGATATTCTTAGAGAAAAGGTAATTGCAAACAACAACAAATGGACGTTTGACGAAAAGATACATCTACAAACTATTTACCAAGCAATAACAAAGAAAGTATTATCATTGAACTGTTCAGGGTGCTGGATAACTGCTTGTAATATAATCAACAACTTTATCAAATACCACGAAACAACACCTACAAAAGAACTTATTAAAACGGAGGTTATAAGAGTGAAACCATCAGAGCCAGTAGATGCAATGACAATCAAAATGATGAAATCACTATTGAAAGAGAAAAACATTCCAATACCTCACAATGCTACTAGAGCAATTTTAATCGAGTTAATCAATGGCTAAGTCTGATGAATTTATAATTAATCTAGGTATAAGAGCTGATGAGTATATCTCTGAATGCTTATCACATACCAAAGAAGTTGTATCAGGTAGTGGAAAAGTAATTGAAGTTAGAGATAGGCACATCCCTACAATAGATTATTTTCTTAATATTTGGTTGCCTTTATTAAAGTTGGATAAGATAGCTAGAAAGACATATTATGAATGGTTAAAGTCTGATGATGAATTAAAAAGTAACACTATAAAAAAGATAGATGATACTTTCAAGTCATTAGCTGGGGACATTGTAGCAAACGAGGGCAAAGGTATCTTTTACGCTAAGAACAAGCTAGGATGGACTGATAAGGTTCAAAACAATAACCACAACACAGAGCAAGGATTGTTTACGGAGGATGTTTAGATACACAACGGCAATTAAAAAGATACGAGGTTTAAAGAACTTTGTTAAAGGTATTCAAGGCGGTACTTCTGCTGGAAAGACCTTTGGAATATTGCCAGTGTTAATAGATATTTGCGCTAAAAATCCACTAACTGAAACCTCAATAGTAGCTGAATCTTTCCCACATTTAAGGAGGGGAGCAATGAAAGACTTTAAAAAGATAATGCACCAAACCAATAGATGGGTTGAACATCATTGGAGGTCAACAGATAGCACTTACACTTTTGCAAATGGTTCTGTAATAGAGTTCTTTTCTGCTGATAATGATAGTAAATTAAGAGGTGCAAGACGTGACTATCTTTACATGAACGAATGCAATAACATGACTCTTCATGCCTACAATGAATTAGTATCTAGAACGAAAATAGGGGTCTATTTAGATTGGAATCCAGTAGCTCCTTTTTGGTTTCATGAAGAACTGCAAAACGATGCAGATGTAGACTTTCTAATCATTAACTATCTAGACAATGAGGCTTGCCCTGAAAGTGCTTTAAACTTCATCTTAAAAGCAAAAGAGAAAAGCACAACGTCAAAGTATTGGGAAAATTGGTATAACGTTTATGGACTTGGTTTAATCGGAAATTTAGAGGGTGTTATATTTGAGAACTGGAATACAATAGACATCATTCCAAAAAATGCGAAGTTAGTAGGTCGTGGGATGGACTTTGGCTACACAAATGACCCTACTACGATGGTCGATGTTTATCAGTACAATGATGAATATATCTTTGATGAAACTATGTACATGACAGGACTAACCAATCCCGAAATATTCAAGCTGTTTAAATCAAAAGGTTTAAGCAATTCGATATACACTTATGCCGATAGTGCAGAGCCTAAGTCAATCCAAGAACTTAGAAACGTTGGAATGAATATCAAAGGAGCTGAAAAGGGAAAAGATAGTATAATGTATGGAATCCAAAAGATACAAGATATTAAATTCTCTGTTACTTCAAATAGTACTAATCTAATCAAAGAATTACGTAACTATTCATGGGATGTAGATAAACAAGGCAATAAGTTAAACAAGCCTATTGATTCATTTAACCACTGTATAGATGCTATTAGGTATTATTTTAGTACAAAAGATAAACATAATGGAAAATATATTGGCACTCATGCTTAGAATTAAAATTAATTGTTATATTTGCGAAGATGAAAAGTTCAAAGTTTAAAAGTATTGTCTTAAATAGAATACCAACCGCCGTTTTTAATGGTGAAAAGTTAGTCACTCCTTTTCCAAACATAAAAGTAAACGGAGTTATAAGAGTTAACGATGAGGTTCTACAATTAGCAATATCAAAATTTAGCTATTCATCAGTAATAGATGCAATGTTAAACAAAAAAATAGTAATAATGTTATGAAGAAAGTATTTTTAATAGTCGGTTTGTCCTTAATAGGATGTAAAAAAGAAGAAATCAAATCAAGTTCAACTACAGTTATATCACATTATACTGCGAGATTTAGTGTTGATTCACCTAGTTCTACAGAATGTTTTATTAATGGTGAGCCAGTCGAATTAAATGAGGGTTATGAAGTTATGACTGGTGACGTTTTAACAATGGAGTCTCATGTAATGACTCACACAATAACTGCGACAATGCAAACTTATTGGGATGTACATTCAAATTTTATTGAGATTAATGGTGTTAAGAAATTGAAAGAAACTTGCGCTTGTAGTCAATTAAATTCTACTTATGTAGTTGAGTAATGATTAGTAAAAGAGGTTGTTTAATTCAAATAATAATAGGGTTTATTCTATGGTCAATAATATTAGAGTTCTTAATATAGCGTCAAATGACTACGCTAACATGAGTCACAACAACGCTAATGCTTTGCGCTCTATTGGTGTTTACTGCAATGACTATGTATTGTCTACTCATCCATTTGGGTATACTTCGCAAAGTAAAGCGGTATCTAAGAATAGAATTAAAGATATAGTAAACACTTTCGATGTTGTTCAAATATTCCACACTTGCCCTATCTTATTGAACGAGGTTTTAAATGCTAACTTTAAAGGCAAAATTATAGTTTACCATAGTGGCACAAGATACCGAAACGAGTCTGACTTTTACAATAGAATATTTAACAAGGTTGTTCATCGTTGTATTACAGACCAAACGGAGTTCATGGATTTGGGAGCGAAAGATATCGCATACTTAGCGCCTCATACGGATTTAAAGCCAGTAGAGAAACGAAAAGAGGGAAAACTTATAATCGGTCATTATCCTAGCAATGCGCTTGTAAAAGGCACGAAAGAGATTAGAGAAATGTTAGAGCCGTTTAAAGATGATTTTGAAATCAGAATAGACGAAACTATCATACCACATGAAGAGAATCTAAAACGTATTGCTGAATGCCATATTTACGTTGAACTCTTTAAACCTGAATTAAACGGTAAACCTTATGGATGTTTTGGAGTAACTGCATTTGAGGCAACTGCTTTGGGGTGTTTAGTTTTAACAAATAATTTACATGAATCAATATACACTAACATCTATAAGAATCAACCTTTTTGCATTGCCAATGATAAACCAACGTTTCAAAGGTTTATAAAGCTATTTAAAAGTTATAATAAAATGAATGATATATCTATTTTTCAAAATAACCATTCAATAGAATCTACTGGCAAACGAATACTAGAATTAATAAAATGAAAGCTACTAAAAAAGCGTGGAAAAGCGCAACTGATAACCTTAGAGCAAGGCAAGTGCAAAGACAACATACAGACGACAACCGCACAGCTCCAAACGTTTTACGAGATTACAAATTGCATTTACAAAAGTGCGGTTTTGGAGAAAGTATTTTAGACGTTGGGTGTGGTGGTCAGTTCTTAAAAACACAGATACCTAGTGACGTTCATTACATCGGTATAGATGCTTTCCCAATTGATGGAATAGATACTTTAAAGTTAGCTATTGAAGATGATGAGTCTTTGGTACTAAGTGTTGATACAGTATGTTGTATGGCTGTGCTAGATAATTGCAGAAACTTTGACAAAGCAATTGAGAATATTAAACAGATAGCAAAAAAGAATGTAATTATCTTAACTGGTATCGATATTGAAGTAGACCAATACCATACATTCAAATTGCAATTGTCCGATTTTAGCGAACGTTTCAAAGATTGGAATCAAACACATTATGAAGAGTTAACCCCAAAAGTATGGCTACTATGCTACAGCCGTTAGTCACAATCATAATACCTTATTCAATTGATAGGGGGTTCTTAGATATAGCAATTGAAAGCGTTAAAAATCAAACGTATTCCAATATTGAGTTATTAATACAGAATGATAATGTAAACGTTTCAACTAACATAAACAACGGAATTAAACGAGCGAAAGGGGAATACATTAAGTATTTATGTGAAGACGACTATTTAACTCCTAACTCAATTACTGATAGTGTAAAAGCTATGCAAGGCAATGATTTTATTCACGGGGTTGCTAATAATATACATAACCATTTTGTGCAAGTTCAGAAGCCAAGACTACAATATCCAACTATTAACGATATGCTAACCAACAACGTTATTCATGGAGGCACTTTGATGTACAAAAAGTCAGTATTGTTATCCGTTGGATGCTTTGATGAGTCATTAACTTGTGCTGAAGAGTACGATTTGAACTTAAAGATATTAGATGCTGGTTATAAATTAGGTTATACTGATAAAATCCTATACAATTACCGTAGACATGACGCTCAAAAGAGTTTAGGTAAGAATATAAATCAAGCAATTAGAGCGCAAAAAATACAATCCATTAAAGATAGGTACAAAAGACTACCGATAATAGTAGGTATTGCAACGTTTAAAGGTCGTGAGGAGCTATTAAAACGCACAATTGAATCATTAAACGGTCAAGTTGATAAGATAATTATCTACGACAACGAAGTAAATAAGGATTTAACAGATAATGGCAAGTTCTACGGTCTAACTTTACAGAAAAAACCGTGTTATTATTTCAGTTGTGATGATGATATTATCTACCCACCTAACTATATTCAACATACTATCCAAGCAATTGAGAAATACAACTGCATTGTAACGTATCACGGTAGAAAATTGAAAGGTAAAGGATTAGAATACTATCACGGTCATGATGCTTATAGCGCTTTTAAAAACGTTTCACAAGATATGCAAATAGATATTGCAGGAACGGGAGTAAGTGCGTTTAAAACGTCTTATTTTAATCCTATTGATTTGATTAATTCAGAGCATAAAAAAATGAGTGACGTAATATTTTCATTAGAGGCAAAGAAACAAAGCAAAAAAATACAGATTATTATTCACGGTCAGGAGTGGATAAAAGAACAACGTACAAAAATAAACATTCATACAGAACAAATTAAGAACTCACAAACACAAACAAAACTATGCGACGAAATACTGAAATTGAAGTAAGGCTACCAAAGACAATAAATGATTTAAGAATTAGACATCTTAGAGCGTTTAGCGATGAGTCTTTTAAAGCTGATAGTATCACACTAAATGCAAAAGTAATATTCCTAGCAAATATATCTTTGGTTTCGGTTGCTCAATTAATGACTATCCATCATGAACGTATTACAGAAATGTTTAATCACTGCATGGGGTTGTTTGCCGATTACAAGTTAAACGGTAACCCGAAAGACTTTTTAACTATTAACGGTATCGAATACCAAAGAGTAGATATTAAAAAGGTGGGTATTGGTTACCACATTGACTGTAGTAAATCGGACTTCGACAAAGACCCAGTTAGACTAGCTTGTATTAATTACATTCCTAAGGGGACAATCTACGGAGAATTAGATGAGAACGAAAATTTAAAATATCCAATTTCTTCAAGATACGAAGATTTTAAGGAGCATTTTAAAATGACTGATTTTGTAGAGTTGCACGCTTTTTTTTTGCTCAAAGTTTGGAGCTTAATCGACAGTTATACGGAGAAAGAAAAGATAGAAAAGAAGTTAAAAAGAGTATTGAGAATATTTGGGAGTGGCACGAAATAATTGTTTTCTTATCAAAAGAGTTAAACGAAAATAGAAAAGATATCGTAAAAATGAATATCTTTACATTTAATTCATGGCTAAATTACTTTAATCAAAAAATTAAAAAGGAAATAGCTGAAACAAAAATGATAAGGAGAAGATGACAGAGGGTGAAATCTTGCAAAGTTTAAGTTTTAAAAACACAAAGGATATTCTTACTAATAAGCCTAACAATCCTTTATCTTTACTACTTCAAAATCTTACACAAGAAGTTATTAACGACCTTAGAAAAGCAATGAATGCTAAGGATGTAAACGCTAGTTATAGATTACAGCAAGGCATGAAACCAACTAAAACAATTTACAGCGGTAAGTCTGTAAGTGTTGGCTTAGAAATGGATTTTTATTGGAAGTTTGTAAACTACGGAGTAAATGGTAGCGTTGTAAATCATGGCGCTCCAAGTTGGGGAAATGTTCCAAGCAATGGAGTTTCAATGAGTGAAGCCTTGCAAAACTGGGAACGAGATAGAGGTATAAGATACGAAGACGGTAAATCTAATTGGGTTTCTAAAAGTCATGTTCCTGGTCTAGGTATAAAAGAACGAGGGCAAAAACCAAGACCATTCTTTGAGGATGTTGTAAATGAAAGTTTAGTAGCCGTATTAAAAGCCCCTATTCAAAGACTACTAGGAAAATCAATCAAATTAAATATTATTTCACCATGGCAGTAACGATAGCGCAAAACGCTCAAAAATATACCCCATCAGATAACCCGATTATCTTCACATGGTATTCAAGTCAATACCTACAAACTAATTTTAGCTATATTGTAGATGTTTATATTAACGGTACATTAGACTCAAGACAACAGATATTTACAGAGCGTGGCGGTGGTTATGCTCACTTTGATTGTAGCGAGATTGTACGTACTTATGTAAGCACTCCGATACTTGGAGGTTCTAGCATTGTGAATGATGCTGATATTAGCGTGGAGGTTTATCTTATTGTTAGAGAGTTCTACGGTGCTACTCCCGCACTTCAAGCCAATGCCACAACTAACACAATAAACGCTTTTAAATCAAGCCTAAGTAATGTAGAGTTCGATTCTTTTGATTATACAGACTTTAAATCTACATCAAACACTAAACGTTTCTTAACTGATTCACCAAATGACTTATACATTCGAGAGGGTCAAGATTATTACCTTACAATTATAACAGATGAAGACGACGAGGCTGGATTGTCAATTACTTGGTATGATGAAAACGATACAGTAATTACAAGTGCTGATTATACAGATTTTGTAGGAAGAAAAATAACACAATGGAACTTAAATTCCGATAACTATTTATCATTTTTAACACAGCCAGTACTTGATACAGTTAGTTATTTAGAATTAGTTGTCATCAACTCTAATACAAGTGCAGAACTTTCAGAAACAAAAAGACTGTATTTAGATAGGGGTTGCGATTACGGAGCTGAATTAATTTGGTTAAATAAGTACGGAGGTTTTGACGTATTCAACTATTCTCACAATTTAATTAGAAGTTCAGACGTAAACGGTAAGCAATACGAGAAACAATATGGCGGTTGGGTTGATGTAACTTACACATTAGACAGTACTAATAGTGGAATGCACTCTTATTTTAAGACGGCAAATGATAAAGTTACATTGGTTAGTAGTTATATTAATTCAGCTACTCAAAACTGGCTTGTAAATAGTGCCTATATTAGTCCTTTGGTTTACTTCTTTGATTCAATTAGGCAATTATGTAGTATAAACGGGACTGCTTATTCAGAATCTCAAGATAGATTTGTAGAAGAAACTACGGAAATCGTAGAGTTAGCATTGCCAAACATGAGAAAATCAGTAATAGTATGATAGGTTTATTAGTTGTAGACGGTACGGAATTGGATTTGAGCGAAAGAGTACCTTTCCCTTTAAACTATTCTATTGCAGATGCCAAAGAGCCACAGAAAAGAAAGCGTAATTATTCCAAAGAAATAGTACTTCCTGGCACACAAAAGAATTTAAGTTTCTTTTCGTCTACTTATCAGTTAGCATTAAGTACTTTAAACGGTACATCTACGGTAGGCTTTAATTACGACCCTACTATTCGTATAAGTGCAAAGTATTACAACGGTGGTGTGCTTATTTTTAACGGTCTAATACGATTAAACGAGGTTGCTATTAATGATGGTGACTACTCTTTTAAGTGTACTATGTTTTCTAACTTCATCGACTTGTTTATGAGTTTAGGGGATAGGAAAATTAGCGAGTTAGGATGGTCAGAATACACTCACACTTTAAACAGAACAAACGTAATAAATTCATTTGATACTTCGGTAATAGTCAACGGAGTTGCAACGGCTAACTTTTCAAGTGGCTTGCCGATGGGTTTTGGTTACCATTACGGGTTGGTTGATTATGGATATTCTAGAGTTTCACCAAAGACTTTCAGCACAACTGATTTAGTGCCTATGGTATACTGCAAAGAGGTAATGGATAAATGCTTAGAATTGTCAGCAAACAATATAACTTACAGTAGTAACTATTTAGATAGCGATTTGTTTAAAAAGGAGTTGCTAGGTTTTGGAGGTGGTGAAAAGGTAGCGTTAACTGCATCGGAGGTTGCTAATAGACGTGTGAATATTACAGCTGAATACAACAATGTGAATAGTTTTAATCATGTAAGTAAACAAGCACAAATTTATAAATATTTATTTTCTTATAGCGTTTCTTTGCTAGCTGATTGGGATGGATGTGTACCTACTTTGATACATGATAACTTTGACCAATTTTTCTTTGACCACAACAATACTGGAAACGGTTTTTTTCAGGGTATAAATGTACGTAAACAAGGACTTTATAATCTTAACGCTAGTTTTCCATTACGTATTGCATTCGATAATTTTGGTAATCAAGTTTATACTGGTGGTTTTATAAATGTTAGATTTACAACTTATAAGAACGGTGCTGTATTAGATACTTATGTAGTACAACAAACAAGCTTAGCTACATTTAACCAAACTTTTGCTTATGATTATAACGTTCAGTTAAATGCTGGAGATGTTATTTACTTTGGTATACAAGTTTATGCAGACTTAACACTTACACAGACTGCTCCAGCTGTTTCTGTAAACAATCCTTTAATTGTTACAATAGAAAACAATCCAACAGATTTTTTAGTAGACTTCACAAGTGTACAAACTTCTTTACAAGATGGTGACCCAGTAGATATATCTAGATTCATTCCTGATATGAAAGCAAGCACTTTCTTTGAGGCGCAAATCTTGAAAGCTAATCTATATTTTAGTGACCCTGATAAATTGGGAGTTGTGACAGTAGAACCGTTGTCAGATTTCTATTTAGATACCGATACATTTTGGGACATTACAGATATTATAGACCACAGCAAAGAAATAACTATAAAACCGTCTTCATCAATTGAGGGCAAAGTATACAAATTTCAATGGTTAAATGACAATGATTATGACAATACATTATATCGTTCTTATTTTGACATTAACTATGGTGATAATTGGTATGTTGTGCCTAGTACATTTCAGACGGG